TGAAGGAACACCTAAATGTGTATCCTCTGCAAAGAGAGCAAGCATGACAAAGGCAGAAAGATTATCTGCTGCTCGTCGCAAAAAGAAAGCAGATCCTGGTCAACAATCTAAAACTGGTGCTGCAAAACCAACATACGTATCAACTGATAGTCCAAGGAAAAAGAAAATGAAAGAAAGTCACTCTGATTGGAGAAATGATTTAAATGAGTTAAAATTTGGTGAGAAGGGAAAAACTTTTTTCTATAATGATCCAGCAGCAAGAAGAAATACCTTAAAGAAGACAGGGAAAGATCCTGGAATGTTTGATGGAGCAGGTCAGTATATAAAAGGTAAAGCAGGTGGTGCAGTAGGTGGTGCTGCAAAATTTGCGAAAGCAGCTGCAGGACCAGTGGCTGCTGGATTGGCAGTTTCCAAAGGTGTGGATAGTCTTATGAAAATGGGAAAGAAAAAACAACAAACAGAGGAGGTTGTTTCTGAAAAAGTTGGTGGTGCAGGAACTTTAGTCCGTCAAGGTGTTAAAGTTGGTGGAAAAGCAGGTGGTAGAGCAGTTCAACAAGGACAATCTGCTGCAATAAAGGCAGGGCAAGGTGCAAAAGCAAAAGCATCACAGGGTAATCAAAGTAAAATGGTTGGTTCTGGTAGATTTGAAAAGGCAGGTGCCGTAGCAGGTGGTGTCGTTGGTGGTGTTGCTGGTGGTGTTCTTGATGGTCCTTTACCAGTAGGTGATATAGTTGGTGGTATTGCTGGTTCTAAAATCGGTGGTAAAATTGGTAGACAGATAGATAAAATAGGTGCAAAGAACAAAATGAAAGAAGAAGTCGTAACAGAAGCAGACAAAAAAGGTAAAGGTAGTGGAACTAAAGATGCATGTTATCATAAGGTTAAGTCAAGATATTCAGTATGGCCAAGTGCTTATGCATCAGGTGCTTTAGTTAAGTGTCGTAAAGTCGGTGCTGCAAACTGGGGTAATAGCAGTAAGAAAGAAGAGTTCGAACCAACTGGTATTTCATTTCAACAGTTTTCAGAAAAATGCTGGAAGGGGTATGAAAAGAAAGGTATGAAGACAATGTTTGGTAAGAGGTATCCAAACTGTGTAAAAAAAGAAGAGACTGAGGTTGTGAGAGAGGGTGATGGTGATCCTTGTTGGGATACTCATAAGCAAGTTGGTATGAAAAAGAAAGGTGGTAAAATGGTTCCAAATTGTGTTCCCAAGAATGAAGAGGTTCAGAGAGATGAGTATGGTGATCCGATTGGAGGACCAAAGATCTCAAAGAAACAACTGAAAAAGAATCTAGCAAAGAACGAACCAGACAAGCAACATACTACAGATACTTCTGAAGGTATGGCATATGGCATCACCAGAGGATCAGGTAAACCATCAGGTCAAATGGCAGCATTTGGAAAAAAGAAAAAGGAGAATCCTTACTCTCTAAAGAACAAGTTAAAGATGGTAATTAAATCTGTTGCTGAGAAAGAAAGATCAAAGGCAGGTGTAACAAAGGAAGATTATCATAGTGGCACAGGTGAAAAGGTTGTGGCAAGAACCAAAAAATATATGGATAAAAAAGGAATGAAGGGTGCACCTGGTTTAGATGCCATGAAAGCAAGAACTGCAGAGCATAAAGCAAAACGTGGTGTAAAGGAAGAAGTTATTGATGAGAGTGAAAAGGTTGCTCAAAAAGCATATGAGAGAGGACAAAAACTAGGAGCAAAAAGAAGACAAGCATCATATAAAAAGTATGGTGCTAATGTAGGTTCACCAGGTAAGAATGAAAGAGCAGCATACAAACTTGCTAGTTCAGCAAGAAGTAGAGATGCATCACTAGAAACTCAATCAACAAAGAAAAAGAAACCTGCAGGTACTGATACAAGTCAGATAGGTCATGCAAAAAAGAGGGATGAAAAAACTTCTGTTGGTAAGAGGGGTGGAAAACTTAAGACTCCTAAGTACAAGTTAAGTTTTAGTCAAAGAGTAGACCATCATTCAAATAAAGCTTTGAATAGAAGAGATCCTAAACAGAATCCTAAACATACAGCAAATGAAGAAGTAATCCTTGAAAGACAAAAAACAAACCAAGGTCACAGACAATCAGAAGAACAACATCGTTCTAACTACGGTAAAGCATCTGTTAGAAACATGAGAGCATTTGGTAAGGGTGGCAATGCTGCTGATCCTGCTGAAAGACTTGTGGCAATGGACGCAAGACATAAGGCACACAAAGAAAAACGTGGTGTTAAAACTAAGGGTGTAAAGGAAGAGGTTGGTATTGCCACTCATTCTATGATGATGAAAGATAATGCAAAGAAAGAAGCAATGCTCAGAAAAAAAGAGCAGGATGCAGTATCTAAGAAGATGAAGAAAGAAGAGAGTGAATTACTAGTGCAAGATTGGAAAAAAGATAATATTAAATTTACTGAAATTGAAACCGTGGATATTATCAAACCAGAACCACTTAATCCTTCTGATTGGAGAAATGAATTGGATGAGGGTGCTGCATGGACAAAGAAATCAGGTAAAAATAAAGAGGGTGGTTTAAATGAGAAAGGGAGAAAGTCTTATGAGAGAGAGAATCCTGGTTCTGACTTAAAAGCACCAAGTAAAAAGGTTGGAAATCCCCGTAGAGCATCATTCTGTGCTCGTATGAAGGGAATGAAAAAGAAATTAACAAGTGCAAAAACTGCTAATGATCCTGATTCAAGAATTAACAAATCACTTCGTAAGTGGAACTGTTGATAAATTATGAATGATAATGTATACCTTGGTAATCCAAATTTAAAGAAAGCAAATACTCCTCATGAATTTACAGAGGAGCAGGTCATTGAGTTTATCAAATGTAAGAATGACCCAGTTT